CTCGAAATTTTTTCATAAAAATTGGATTAATCCATTGTTTTCATAGACCAGCGTATAGTGTTGCACAATGATACAGAATAACGTGGGATCCCGATGGCAGAGGAAAAACCGCGGAAGAAACGAGGACGTCCGCCGAAGCCGAAACCAGCACAAGAATCAGAACAACAGAAACCCTTCCAGCTGCCCGAAATCGATGTATCCAGGCTGCTGGATATAGCCCATTGCAAGACAGAAGATCTGGTTCGCATCTTCGCAGTTACACGACAGACTATCCGGAACTGGAACGATGCGGGCTGCCCGCGGAATGAGGATCGGACGTATAATCTGATATCGGTGATCGAATGGGTCCGTCGAACGGAACGTGAGAAATGGCGATCCGAAGCGGATCCGAAGCGAACGGCCGAAGTCCAGAAACTGCAGACGACGATCAAGATCCTGGAACAGAAACACAAACAGATGATCGGGGAAGCCATCCCGCGCGACAAGGTGATTACCGCAGCGATGCGCCAGACGGAATCGCTGAAGCTGTATATGATGGATGGCTGGAAGCGGAACCTGAACGCGTGGCTGAAGGCGCTGCGGTTGTCGGCAGACGACGGACCGCGGCTGATCGCCGTCATGGATGACTACGTGAAGCAGTCCATGAATGCATTTGCCGATTCCGGCATGCAGATAGACGAATCATGGTTCTACCCAAAGAAAGGGGTTAAGAATGTATGACGTCCAGAAAGGGATCGAAATCCCGAAGCAGGAACGGAAGACGAAACTGTCGAAGTTCATCGAAGGGCTGGCAATCGGCGATTCGTTCGAAGTGCCGACATACGGCCGCGTCTGCAGTCTGATGAAGCGCGCGAAGGCGATGGGCAAGAAGATCGACAACCGGAAGCAGGACGACGGGACGTATCGCTGCTGGCTTGTCCAGCCTGACTGATGCGCTACAAGTTCCCGAAACACAGTTTCCCGTTCTATCCGCATCAGGCGGACGCGTTCCGGATCTACGATCCGCCGACCGTGGCAGACTGGATGGAAAGCCATTTCCGCCTGACTACGGCATATGCGATCCAGGGCATCGTTCGGCTGTTCCCATGGCAGCGCGAACCGGCGAACGCCATCCTGAAATACGATACTGTCGTGTTCGTGGCGCCCGTTCAGACCGGGAAATCGCTGCTGGCCGAAGGTGTCCTGGCCTATGTCATCGACACGCTGCGCATGAACTGGATCGCCTGCTATGCGAAAAAGGAAACTGTGATGGACGTTTTCGATGAACGCCTGAAACCCATGGTAACGGAGATCCCAGCGATCCGTCGCTATTGGTCAGGCTTCGAAGATGACCTGACCAAGCGTCGGATCAAACTGCGCCACTGCATCGGCCGCGTGGCATCGGCTGGGCTGCGATCCGATCTTGCGACGCATGGCGCAGGATTCGTCTATGGGTCAGAACTGGGCAAGTGGCCGAAAAAGGATTTCGATCAGATCAAGATGCTGACCGGCCGGCAGCAGTCCGCGCGCATGCTGGGAAAGTCGATCAAATCGCTATACGAGACATCGCCAGTCGACGAAACCGACAAATCCTATCAGATGGCGCATCGACAGGGCGTCCTGTTCCTGCGTCCCTACATGGCGTGTCCGCACTGCGGCGAATGGCAAGTTCTCGAGGACAAGCATATCAAGGAAAAGCCTGACCGGAAGGGGAACCTGGATCACAATGCGGAACGGATCCGTCTGTCGGGCGCCGCGTTCTATCAGTGTCCGCACTGCGACAAAGAGATCACCGAATCGGACCGGATCACCATGGCCGATCGCGTGGTCTGGGCAGCTGATGACGAACGGATCCTGCCGGACGGCACGATCAAGGGCCGGAATCCATCCGATACGGTCGTGTTCAACTGGAATCGTCTTGTCGATACGACATGGCCGTTCGCCGAATGTCTGGCATCGTATTTCGAAGCGCTGGGATCGCCGAATCCCGAAGATCTGAAGACCTACCAGAACGAAGACATGGCCCGCTGGGTCAAGATCACGGTCAAGCGCTTCGCCGATACGTTCATCCGTTCCAAGTGCCTGAAATACAAGCAACATGGAGCAGACGCATACATTCCGGATCGGGCGTCTGTGCTGCTGGTCGGATTGGATACGCAGGATACGGGATTTTGGTTCGTGGTCCGCGCATACGGTCCTAATCTCGAGTCCTGGCTTGTTCGGAACGATTTCATCGCCTGCGACATGCACGACGAACGATTCCACAATCCCGCGGAAGTGTTCGCAACACTGCAGACTGAGATCTATCGGTATCCATACGAGAAAGCGAACGGGAAGTCGCTACCGATCCTGTTCGGATTCATCGATCGCGGGGGCCATCGCAGCAAGGATGTCGATTACATCGTCGGCCATTCGGCAAATCTTGCCGTCTATCTGGGATCGACGGACAAGCGTGCGCCGTTGGTCGAACAGAAGAAATCCGACATTTATTGGGGCAACACTGAGAACCTGAGTCGGATCGTCCAGAAGCAGATGGAAAGCAGCATCTGGCATCTGCCGTCGGACATCGGCCGGGACTACTGCGATCAGGTGCTGAACCAGTATGACGAAGAGATCGTCGACAATCGAGGGAACCGGCGCAAGAAATGGACGAAGGTCGATCCGGATCACTGCCGGGACTGCGAAAATCTGCTGGTCGCCGCGACGCTGACGCTGAATCTGAACGAACAGCTATTCGACGATACGCGCGTCCAGGAACTGCAGGAAGCACTGCAGGAAGAAAAAGGACTGATTCCCGATCAGGCGCCGACGCGTGAGCGGGGGCCGCGGGGATCCATCGATCAATGGCTAAACGGCGGGGGATGGGGATGACAGAAGCAACTGTATTGATTTTGGGCATCGCGAAACTGCTGATGGCACTGTCGGCAGTCGTGGGGGCGCTGTTTGTTCTGGCGATCATACTGGCAGTGATCGGCGCCGTTCTGGTATTTCTGAAAACGACAGCACCACCAAAGCCAGGAAAGGGGCAATAATGGCGAAACGCGGCCGGCCGGCGAATCCCCAATACAAACAGATCCTGTTGGCGGGACCCATACCACGAAATCTTGCGGACATCTGCAACCAGGAACACGACAGAGGGTATCGACTGATCGCGGCGCGGGACATCGGCGGGAACGAAACCCTGCTGCTTTTCGAGAAAACAGGTAGATCGTCGCAGAAAATCGATCCCTAAGTCTTTGTCATTTCTGACAGTGTTTCAAATTAGAACAAAGAAATTGACTTCATAAGGCCGATATGATAGATTGACTCTATCGGACCACTGCCATCGGTCCTTTCCGATAGAGTGTTTTGTGAAGAGGCCATGCGGGGCCGCATCCCTGCATGGTCTTTTTCTATCTTGCCTATGGCCTATACTGCTGCAGATGTAACTGCCATCCGAAATGCGATCATTGAGATCGCTTCCCGCGGCGCTGCCGAAGTGGAGATAAACGGCCGTCGCGTCCGCTACTCCGATCCCACGAAACTGCAGACGCTTCTGGAAATGGTCGAAGCCGAAGTGAACGGCGAAACCTATGGCGGCGTCATGCCTGTCATTTTCGAAGAGGTCGACGACTGATGCGATTCACCGAACAGCTTAGTCTGCTGTGGCATGACATTAAAGCCATACGTTCGGGGGAACCGGCGAACCAGTATGAACTGGGACGCTTCGCAAAGCTGTTCGGACATTTCGAAAACTACGCGCGCAACGTCAGGCGCCAGTTCGGCCACTATGACAGCGCAGACACGACACGCCTTCAGAACGACTGGACGACATCATACGACACGCCATATTGGAACCTTCAGGGCGTCTGGAAGACGCTGATCGCGCGATCGGTCAAAGCAGTCGACAATCATCCCCACGCGAAAGCCATCCTGAACACTCTGGTAACGAATGCCATCGGGACCGGCCTGAAACCCATCCCGCGAGTGAAGAACAAGGAAGGCGAACCGATCGAAGGCGTGAACAAGGCACTTGCCGAAGGCTGGCAGCGCTACAATGACCAGTGGGACAGCATGGACCGCAAGACGTTCTATGAAGCGCAGACATTGCTGCTGTCGGAAATCATAACGTGCGGGGGCGTCCTGCTCAATAAAGCGCGCGCGCCGAAGGACAACTATCTGGGCATCGTATCGCAGATCATCCGACCGCTGCGCCTGGACGATAGTCCGGACAAGGATTCGCCGACGTATGAAGAGGATCCGCGCGTCAAACAGACCGTGTTCGGCATCAATCTTGACGAAAACGGTCGCGCAGTCTCATATCGCATTCAGGGAATGGATCAGCCCGTCGATGCGAAATACATGAAACTGTGCTATAAGGAAACGGCCAGCGAACAGTATCTGTCGCCCCCATGGTTCACTGCTGCGCTGAAATATCTGTGGGCGAACGAAAACCTGATCGAAGACAAACTGGTCGCCAGCCGGATCCAGTCGATGATCGGGCTGTTCATTCCTGACAGTCTGATGAATCGCCTGATGAAGCAGCAGAAGAACACCGACAACCAGCTGGAATGGGCGCGCGGTCGCGTCTGGTATGGGAAGCATGGCGAAGCGCCGGAAGTGATCGGCGCAGACGACACGGTGAAGGAACTGCTGATCCCGCTGGAAAAGCTGATTCTGCATGCCGTCAGCATGGTATTCGGTCTTAGCTACATGACGACCACGCGCGACGTCAGCGAAATCAATATGGCTGCCGGCAAGATCAACACGAACCAGGACCGGCGCGCCTATCGGCTGATCCAAAGCTGGTTCGCAAAGGAAGTCTGCCAGCACGAATGGAACCAGTTCGTGTTTCGGATGTTCCTGGAAGGCAAAGTGTCCGGCTGGAACATGGGACACTACATGGCGAATCCCTGGAAATACAGTCAGGTGCAATGGCGCGCATCGGGATTTGATTTCATCGATCCGTATCGGGAAGCGCAGGCGCTGACGCTGCTGTATGATAGGAACATGACCACGCTCGAGGAAATTTACGGGGAACGGGGCGTGGACTGGCGCGCAGCGATCGACCAGAAAGCAGCAGAACAGCAGTATATGGATGAAAAAGGGATCAAGCCCGGGGCGCCGGCGCTGCCGGGACCTGGAAATCCTGACGAATCGGCCGGCAGCGGAATAGAGGACACGATCAGGAACGTCATTGATGATCATGCGAACGAAGCGCAATAGGCCATCCGCCGACGTCGCCGAACTGAAACTGGTCGGGCCGGGACTGTCGCGCCCGAAAGGACTGCGGATCAAACAGGTCGAACATCGCCCATCGTCCATCGGACAGTCGAAAGATGCCGACGCCCAGAAAAGACGAACCGGAAGATAAATTCGTCAGTCGCTGCATTCCGATCGTGATAAATGAAGGCACGACGGACGATACATCGCAGGCTGCGGCAGTGTGTCATAGCATCTATCGGAAGCACAAGGAGCAAAACGATATGCGCGTGAAGATCGGATTCGACAAGCATCGGAACCGGATCGTGATGCAGAACGACGACGATGACGACCGTCCGCCGACAGTCGTTCAGACGCTGATCTTCAACAAGGAACAGTTTCCCACAAAGGAAAGCGCAGTCGACTGGGCGAAGGAACACGATTACAAGTATGGCGATGTCGACGAAACCGAAGATTCCTGGCGCCTGCGTCAGCGGGATCCGGCCGATTTCGTCGAAGGCAGTTTCCGGACGATCGAACTGACGGACGGCGTCCAGGCAGTCGTCGGGCATCTGAAGGAACAGGAACAAAGCAGCAAGGCGAACAAACAGCGATTTCGTTCGGGCGTCAGTTACGGCATCGAAGACGCAGCCGATGGCGTGGATCGGGAACAGCACGTCATCCGCGGCATGTCGATCGTGTCCGTCGGGGAAGCCTATGGACACGATATGGAGATCGACGAAACGTTCCTGGATCAGACCGTCGAATTGGGAAACAGCATCCAGAAAGGCGTCAAGGCGCGATTCGGGCATCCGAATATGTCATCGACTGCGCTTGGGACGTTTCTGGGACGGGTCCACAACTTCAGACGCGACGACGGCCGCGTTCGCGCGGATCTGTTGATCGACGATACGGCGTTCCGTTCGCCGACGCATGGCGACATCGGGACGTATGTCATGGATCTGGCGGAAAACGATCCGGACGCATTCGGCGCGTCGATCGTCTTTGACGGCGAAGACGAATACAGGCTGAACGACGACGGGACGTTGAAGAAAGACGAAGACGGCCGACCGCTGCTGCCGTTGGCGCGGATGTCGTTCCTGTACGGCGCCGATGTCGTCGACGATCCGGCGACCGGCGACGGGATGTTCAGCAAGACAGTCCAGTTGTCCGCGACGGCGACAGAGCAACTGAATGAATTTCTGGATGATCCGAACGCCGTCAGGATGGGCGTCGCATTCCTGAAACGCTACGCAGCCAATTCGAAGCTGAAGGCGACCGAAAGGGGCTGGCGCAAGCTGTGCGAGATCTTCACCGAATACAGCAAACAGTCGGGGGTATCAATAGAACAATCTCCACCACAACCGGAGGCGAATCGTATGGGCAATGACACAGAGAATCAGCTGAACGACGCCGTCGTCGCAGAGCGTGAAGAACTGGCGCGTCAGCAAGAGCAGGAACGGATCAATACGATCCAGGCACTTGGGAAAAAGTTCGGGATCCCCGAAGAGATCACGAACAAGATGATCAAGGACAACGTGTCCCTGGAAAACGCGACAAAGCAACTGGCAGAGATGGATCTGTCGCAGTTGCGCAGCGTGGAACCGGATGCGGACGTCCAGGTCAACGCAGAGGAACACGACAAGAAAATGAACGCAGTCAGGGACGCGTTCTGTGTCCGCGGCGGCGTGATCACCGATCCCAAGGTCGTCAACGAAGTGAATCAGAATGAGTTCCGCGGGATATCCGTCCAGAATTTCGCGCGTCAGTGTCTGATGAACGCCGGCCAGCAGGACGTTCATATGCTGTCTGCGGCCGATCTGTGGTCGCGTCTGGTCGCGATGACGCGCCGGCACTTCGACGGCAACGTCGCGCAGGGAACGGGCGATTTCTCTAGCGTCCTGTCCAATGTTGCGAACAAAGCGCTGGCGAAGGGCTGGGACGAAGCCGGGACGACCTATCAGCTGTGGACGGGATCAGACGGCCTGTCGGATTTCAAAACGGCCGATATCGTGAAGATGACGCCATACGGCGACGTCGAAGAGATTCCCGAAGGCGAAGCGCCGCGCATGTCGAAGTTCGACGACACGAAGGAACAGGCGCAGCTGAAGACTTGGGGAAGCTACTTCACGCTGTCCCGTCAGGCGTTCGTGAACGACGATCTTCGCGTCTTCACGCGGATCCCGCGGGCGATGACTGCATCGTATCGTCGGAAGATCAATTACCGCGTCTATTATCTGATGTTCAACAACAACGGCGCGGCTGCGAATTTCGTGGGGCCGACGATGCTCGAGGACGCTGTTGCCCTGTTCGATACGGCGACGCATGCAAACTATCTTGCGCTGGGCAGTGGCGGCGCGCCGACTGAGGCTGCGCTGAATGCTGCGTGGAACGCGATGACCACGCAGGCGACGCCAAGTCCGGACAATGCGCGCAGCAACACGATCTATTCGAACATCAAACCCAAGTTCATTCTGCATGGGCCGCATACCACGATGGCTGTCCACAAACTGATTTCCAGCGTCTACTACACGACATCGACTGGGGATCCGAACGACGGCTATCAGATCAGCAACATTTTCGGGCCGGGACAGCCGCGGAACCTGATGGCTGTCGAGGAACCGCTTCTGGATGCCTTCGTAACTACGGTTGCGACCTATCCTTGGTATCTGGCAGCGGATCCGAATCTGAACGACACGATTACCGTGTTCGGGCTGAACGGGAACACTGCCCCGCAGACCAAGAGTGAGCCATCCAGCATCGGCGAAGCGTCCGGCATGAAGTACGAAGTGATGGGCGATTTCGTGGTCGCTGCGATCGATTGGCGCGGCCTGTACTGCAACACTGGCCGCTAATCGAAAGGAATGCCGAAGACAACGGGCGCCGCTGCTGCGGCGCCTGATCCACCGGAGACACAAAGATTCACCATTTCGAAAGGACTAGACTATGTCACTGAGTAACCGCGAAGGCATTCCAAAGCAGGAACTGGCGAATGCCGTCCATCTGACCTGGACGAATGACACGGGCGCGGCCGTCAATGTCGGCGAAATCATCGCCGTCCATACGGCCAGCGGCAAGCGCGCCGCGGCAATGGTTGAAAACGCCGCAGCAGGCGGATCCAGCATTGCCAATGGGGCCGTCGGACAGATCCTGATCCGCGGACGGGTCAACGTCGCCAAATCGACCAGCACTGCGTTTTCGCAGGGCAGAACGGTCTGGTGGGATGCCAGCGCGAATCAGGCGGACAGCGCCGCAGTATGCAACACGATGAACGATTTCGTCGTCGGAATGTGTACTGCAGCGGCCGCTGCTGCGGCGTCGCACGTCGAAGTCGACCTGAACTGGGGGCCGGACAAGTTTTCCATCGGGTCTTCCAGTTCCAGTTCATCGTCATCGTCGTCCAGTTCTTCATCGTCGTCG